TTTGGCGCGTGTGATTACTACTTTGAAAATAACTACGGCGTTATTCCTTACAACAATCTAGGGAACACTTATTGGAGACGTACGGTTGCGCAAATCAATAGCGGTAAACTTTACACCGTTATGCTGAATGTAAATTCATTCGACATAGCAAACATACGCTTAAACGATAAAATCTATTTAGACCGTTCCTATTGGGTAATTAATAAGGTAATTGATTACGATGCAAACAGCAACGCTCCGACAAAGTTTGAGTTGCTTAGTGTTGACCAAGAGATAACCTTGCCAAGTTTTAAATTGCCTAAGCCAACAAAACCTAGTAAGTTTGATGCTGGTATTAGTACACCGATTAAGCACATTATCAAAGACCGTTACAACTCTTTGACCTCAGATAGTGCAAGCGGTGGCGTGCTTGTATTAGGAAACGGAAATCAAATACTAGGAACGGTTAAAAACGCGCTTATAATTGGTGATGGTAACGTAGTACAAAAAGACGGTATTTATACACCAAGCATAACAATTAAAGGAACAGAAAACGTAATACCAACAGCAACGTTTAAAGCGTTGGTTACTCAAGTGGGCGTTGCAACTCCTACGATGGATATTGCAGTTGACCAATTCGGATTAACAATTACAAGAATAGGAATAGGACACTATCAATTAACATCGGCAAACGCTGTATTTTTAGGCCAGGTACTTTGCTTAGCGCAATTTTCAAAATTAACTTTAGGATTGATTTCAATAGGCAGAATTGATAACTTCATAGTTGAAATAAAAACAATAAACGCATTAGGTGCCGTGACGGATGCCTTACTAGATAACACAACAATAATAATCGAATCATGGCAGACAAAGTAATAGACGTAGAGATAAGAACAAACACCACGGGGATAAAATCACTCCGTCAAGAATTACGTGAAACAACTATTGCTTTACAACAAGCAACCGATCCAAAATATATTGAGGAGTTACAGCAAAAAGCTGGTCAACTTAAAGATAGAATGATGGACGTTAACGCGGAAATCAATGCAATGGCTTCGGGTTCTAAATTTGAGCGTGTCGCTAGCTCTTTAGGGTTGGTTGGTGAGTCACTTAGAAACATGGATTTTGCTGAAGCGTCTGAGCGCGCTATGTTATTTGCTAAGACAGCCAAAGCAATTACATTTAAAGATGCAATAGGTAGCGTTAAAGATTTAGGTAAAACTTTCATGACTGTAGGTAAAGCAATACTTACAAATCCTTTATTTCTTATTGCTGGTATTATAGTTTTGATTGGAGTTGCTATTGTCAAACTACTTGACAAAATGGGTATCTTAAAGAAAATATTTGAGGCTATTGGCGCGGTTGTAGATTGGTTAATACAAGGATTGAAAGACTTTTTAGATTGGATTGGTTTAACAAACTTTGCAGTTGAAGATGCTGCACAAGCACAAGCCGACGCCGCTAAAAAAACAGCCGAGGCAATGGAGGCTAAAAGCGCTGCAGTTGTTCAAGGTTACGACCAAGAAATACGCATGGCAGAACTTGACGGAAAAAATACTGAAGATGTCACCATGAAAAAACTTTGGTGGCTTCGGGAAGTTCAAAAAGCCAAGGCGCAACAACTTATTGACGAGTTAAGAATTGCCAAAATAACTGGTGATTTAGATGAAGCTGAATTAAAAACATTAGAACAAAAAATGTTTGCTGAAATTGCCTTAGTTAGAAAAGCAACCGATGACATTACATATCAAAGAAAATTAAACGCAAAAAATAAAGAAAAAGAAACAGAAGATGACGCTAAAAAAGATGCTGAAAATGCAAAAAAAGCAAGTGAAACAAGAAAAAAGAATCAGGAAAAAATAAACCAAGAAATTCAAAAAGCGGTTCAATTTAATAAAGACGCTCAAAAAGAAAATGAATTAAATTTACTTTCAGCGCAAGATCGTGAAATAAAAATTTCCAACGATAAATACCAAGCTCAAATCGACCAAGCGACAAAATATAAACAAGATTATTCTCAAATTGTAATTGCTAAGACAAATGCTGAAAAAGCAATAAATGATAAATACGAAACTGAAAGAGTTGCAAAATTAAAAGAAGTTCAAGATGTAATTGACCAACTTAATAAAGATTTTCTAAACGCTAAACTTTCAGATATTGAACAAGAGAAATTGGCAGTATCAAATAAGTACGCAAAGGCAATTGAAGATGCAACTAAAAATGGACTCGATACAACTGTATTAAAAGCAAATCAAAAAGCGGAGGAAGACGCTATTGATTTATCCTACGACGAAAAGAAAAAGGCAAACATGATTGAATTGGCTTCGTGGATGAATACGTTTAACACGGATGAAAGAGCAAAATATATTGCTGACTTAGATGCTAAACAACTTGAAGATGAAGCCAAATTAAAAGAGGCAAAGGACAATAAGTTATTAACAGAACAAGAATACCAAGATGCTTTAAAAGCTATTCAAATAAAGACAATAGATGATGTTGCTGAATACGATAAGAAAAAAGCAAAAGACAGTTTAAATTCTAAACTTGAAAATGTTCAAAAGTACGTAGATGCTAGTACTGGTTTAATGACTGCATTAGGTGATTTAGCTGTAGCAACAGCCAAAAAAGATGTAAAAAGTCAGGAAGCTGCAGCGCGTAAAAAATTCCAAATTGATAAGGCAGCCGCTTTACTTAGTGCTGCAATGGCTACAGCGGTTGGAATTGCTAAAGCTACGCCAAACCCTGCTTTAATGGCTTTGGCTGGTTTAACGGGTGCAGCACAAATTGCAGTTATTGCAAGTAAACAATTTAATTCAGGTGCGGGTAGTCAAGCCCCCCCAAGTTTACCGAGTGCAAATGTAAGCGAACCACAAGCAAACGCTACACCAATATTTAATATGTTTGGAACGGGTGGCACTGCAAATAATCAAAATGCAAGTGGTAATAGTACCAACGGTCAAAATATTACAGTAACAGCGGTTGTAAGTGAAACGGATATGACATACACTCAGGAACGTGTTAACTCAATGAAATTAAGCGCGTCACTATAATGGATTCACGATCTAAATTCATATCACAATTAGGAGCGTGTACAAGAACGCTAAACGCTGAAATCAAAAAGACTATTGTCGACGTTAAAGCGGTGCGTACTGGTAGGATGAAAAATAGCACTAAGGTAAAAATTGACTTTGATTTTAGTAAAGAGGTTTTTACAATTAAAAGTATTAGTTCAACTTTTTACTTTAAATTTGTGGATAAGGGAACGATTTATATTACACCCCGAAACATTACTGACAAAACAATAGGTAAAGATAACGTACAAAAAGCCTTAGATAAGTTGTACGGGGTTTGGATAGATTACCAAATAGATAGAGAGTTTGAAGTATTTAAAACTGTATAAATGGCATTTAGAACACCCCGAGATATTGACCGACGTTACACCCGTAAATTCAAAGAGATAATCTTAAACGCTCCTTTGATTGACACTAGGGCGCTTTATAAATCCATTGACGTAACAGCCGAAATAGATTATTCATTCGGTACGTTTATGTCTAGTCAATATACATTCACGGTTAAGATTTACGCAGAGCCTTATTTGTGCTACCACATTATCCCTATGCAACTATTAAGTTGGTTTAAGAATTCAAGGTCTTTTGACAATACGACACAACGTTATAGGCAGTATTTTAGAGCCTACCTACAAAACGAATATCCACTAATAAACTTTGATAATATTACTTTTGAACTAGCAAATATTATAATCGTAAACCAACCTGAGGGCGGTGGGCTTTACAATTTCTTTTTAGAGGGTTAACCTTTAAGTTTTAATTCAGACTCCATAGAAAGCCAGTTTAGCACTAATATATGACCTAAGCTGATAACGTCTTTTACTTTGGTAACGTCACCATTACAAAGACCATATATTAATCTTTGCCAACCCCATTTAGTATTAGTTTGTTCGGGTTTTGTACGTTGTATTTCTTCGGGTTCTTCTTCGTCCGGTTCGGGATCATCGTCTTCAAGAAGCCCTTTATACTTTTCTAGTATTTCGGCTCTATACTCTACAAATGATTGAACAGTTGAATAGTGTTTTGTTATTGGTTCTTCGCGTATCTTTTCACATTCAAAGGTAAGCGATTCGTAACCTTTAATAGTTGCGCAAATTTTATCAATATTCTCAATAGGTGCTTTGTCGGTGCAATAGGTATTAAGGTCAATAAATGCTCCGAATGATAAGTGCCTAAATGATTGTTTAGTTTTGTTTGTAGGTAATGAATCGAGCCAACGGAACTCCTTAAGAATACCGTTTAACTCACTTTCATCAGTATCAAAATAATCTTTTCCCGTGACAATGGCAATTCGTTCTAAATGAAATTCCGTAGGCGATAGTTCCTGGGAATCTAGTTCAATGATTTCTAGAAATTGACCAACTGTAACGGCGTTCCAACTATTTTGCATCTTCTAAACTTTTCAATGTACGTTTAGCAACTAAGGTAATGTAAGGAATAGCAAAGTCAGCGTTTACATTTTCCTCAAATAATTTAGCTTTTAGGTTTAAATGCGATTGTTCATAGTGTTCATTTACGCTTAAATCCTCACGCTTAAAAATAATTGATAAAATGTAACTAGGAAAGTTATCAATACCACGTTTGGCGCATTTTTCAATCTCGATTAAGTCCTTAGTTTTAAACTTAAATTCATCACCACTATAAGCGACATAATTGTAACCTTTAATCTCAATGCTTTTCACTGGTAATTCATTACTAATTTCCATTGCATTAAATGACTTTATCAATTCAATAAATGAATCGTTTTCCATGTCGTAAATAATTGGCTCAGGAAGTCCAAGCGTTTTAAAAACCTCACAATATTGCTCTAATTTACCAAGCGTTTGGCTGTTTAGAATAGTGTAGATTTTGTTAAATTCTTTGAGCGTTATTTCATTCGCTTCGTTCCTTAATTCAAAAGTTTCATTCTCTAATTTTACCTTAATCATAATTTCTCTTTTAGGACAAAGATAAGAAATTACCTATTATCGACATGCAATTACCAGTTTATAATATTTCAATCGATGAATGCGACGCAGAAAATGGCGAGTATTTAGGCGTTTTGGAAATTGCAAACACGGCAAACCCCGCGATAATGATTAAAGGCATTGCGTTAAGCGAAGTCAAACAAATGATTTTCAAAGACGATTTACTTTATCGTATTGCAAGCCCTGTTTTAATACCATCAAAGATTTACAGGCGAGATGCTGAAACGGGCGAAGAGTATTACGTCAATGTAACTAGCGAAGTAGTTGAAAAAATGTTTATGAAGTTTCAAAAAGATAGAAGCGGTCAAGACATTTTTAACGATGAACACGACGAAGCCAAACGAGTACCTAGTTACATCTTAGAAACGTGGTTAGTTGAAACACCTAAAACCGATAAATCATTTATTACATACGGTATTGAATGCCCTGAGAAAACATGGTTTGCAGTGCAACAGTTTACAGATAAACAAGCATATTTTGAATGCGTTGAAAGTGGTAAGATTGGATTTTCTATTCACGGAGAAAGTGCGTTAAAATTCACAAAACAAGAAATTATTAAACAAATAAATATGAGCAAAAAGAGAAAGTTTGTCGCTCAATTCACGGAAGCAGTCGGAACGGATAGTGGTGAAGTAATCGTAACAGCAGACGTACTAGAAGTAGGTGCAGACGTTGCTGTATTAGATACTGAATTCACACCAATCGAAAACTTTACCGGAGAAATTACCATTGAAGATACACCCGTAGTAATTACAGATAATGTAATCACGTCAATGGGTGCTGAGGAAATGGAAATGAAAACCGAAGAGGTTGTTGTTGAAGAGGTTGAAATGGCAAAAGAAGAGGAAGTTGTTGTTGAAACTGAAATGGCAGTTGAAGATGTTGCCGTTGAAGCGTACACCAAAGCAGAAATGGACGCGAAGTTCGACGAAATCTATGCAATGATTGCAGAATTAAAAACAGGAACTGCTACAGAAATGGCAGTTGAAGAGGTAGAAATGGCGGAGGCGCCAAAGTCAGGCATTGAGTTGAAAATGTCGAAAGTAGAAAAATTATCAAACTTTATAAACAAGAAATAAAATGAGCAGAAAAGTACAATTTTCAATGGAGGTTACAAATAACGCTCTATTGCAAGTAAATCCTAAAGAGTTTTACACAAAAGCATTGCTTGAGAATCGTTCAAGCGCAGAATTCCGTCAATTGTTGGGAATTAAAGAATCAACAAAAATCGCAGCATTAGACTTTGGTACTTTATTGACTGAAGCGGATTGTGATTTCGTAGTTAATAACTCTACATTGTCAGCTAAAACGATGGACGTTTGCAAAATCGCTTTGAATACTGAGGTTTGTCAATTCGAGGTTGAGCAGTCTTTCTTAGCTGATTGGATGCGTCAAGGTTCTAACGGTGATTTTATGCCTGCTGAATTCGCTACACATTTTTATGCTGAATTAGGTCGTTCAGTTTCTAATCAATTGGAGTACCTTACATGGCAAGGTGACACAGAGGGTGAAACTGATACTTACTTAGACCTTTGCGACGGTTTGGAAAAACAATTAGGAGGTGCTGATATTCCAGTAGCACAAAGAATCGCAGGAACGGCTATTACATCAACAAACGTAATCGCTCAAATGACTTTGGTATACAACCAAATCCCAAGAGCTTTGAGAAACCGTAAAGCAGACGTTAAATGGTTTGTCGCTTCAAACGTTGCGGATGCTTACAGATTAGCAGTTGCTGTTCAATCAGCTGAGGCGTATACAACAAAAGATGCTCCTTTGAATTTCTTAGGTTACACTTTGTCTATTGGTGAGGGTATGTCTGACAACGCAATGACTTTGTCTTTGCAGTCTAACTACATTTTCCTTGCTGACTTGATTAGTGATCCAACAGATATCACTACAATCAACATGAAAGAAACAACAGGAGATAGAAAAATCCGTGTTATTTCTGACTTCAAAGTTGGTTTCAACTACTTGAACGATGACGAGTGGGTTACTTACAGTATTCCTGCAAACGCATAACATTAACGAGGGGTGTTAATTCACCCCTTTTTATTCACTTTTAAAAAATAGAAATTATGCCTTGTGAAATATTAGAAAGCATTGAGTTAGGTTGTGAAAGAAACAGCGGAGGTATTCATCAAATTTTGGTGGGCGATATGACCGATATTTCAACGCAAACAGCTAACAATGCTACATGGATAATTACAGCGATGACAGTGGCAACAGAGCCTATTGAAATCGAAGTAAAACGTAAAGTATCAAACTACGTTGAAGACCTTCAAAACGACTTTGTTAACGGTTCGGTAGTTAATACTTATACCATTACAACGATGTTACACCGTAGAGATGCTGACAAATCAAGAAAACTTAATTTATTAGGAGCTGGTCAAAGATATCTTTACATGATTGTTTTAGATGCAAACGGGCAATATTGGTATTTCCCTAACGTACAACTACAATCAGTTGGTGAGGGATCAGGTCAGGAACGTGCTGACGGTTCAAAATATTCGGTTGTATTCATTGGAGAAGACGACCATGAAGCATACCAAATTGATGCTGCGGTTGTCGCTTCATTACTGTAAATTAGATTTATTTTTAGTATTAAGGGCTGTTCAATTTGGACAGCCTTTTTTTATGTCCTATTATTTGCATGATTTACATTGAGAAAAACATACTTACAAATATAGCTTTAACACTTACTGAAAGTTCACAACTTGCAAACCCCTATTATTTGTTTCATTTTGTAAACGAGATTAACGATTCAGAATTCTTTGAAACATTTACTGATATTAGCGGATATCCTGATCGCTTTAATTTGTTTGAGATGCAATTAGACTACGTTGCTGGTCAATATACCTATACAGTATATGAAAGTGCAACACCAAACCCTACAACGATAGCAGAAACAACGGGTAGAATTATAGAAACAGGAATTATGATAGTACATTCTGCAGAAAATGTAGATACAAATATTTATTTATGAAAATTTTAGGCATTAATTTTAGTAGGGGCGCGGTTGTAAGGACGGAGCAACAAGCATACAGCACACCGTTTGGCGTTATTGGTGATGGTAATTTATCTTTACCGTTTATTCAGTCCCAGGTACACAAAGCGGGTGTTATCTATTTCGGTTCGGATAACTTATTTCCTAGCGTATTAAATCAAATGTATTACACGTCACCTATTCACGGCGCCGTTATTGACTTTACTGTTATGGCAGTTGTTGGCGGTGGATTTACAGTTGACGGATTAAAAGAGGGCAAAGATAAGGTCGCATTTGGCGTTTGGTCGCGAATGAATAAAGTTGACCGTAACTTAGAAACTATTGCAAGAGATTATAAGATACATTCACGCGTTCACTTTATATTAAATTATTCAGATAGTGGGAAATTCCTGAAAATGGAACGTATCGAACCGGCAAGTATTAGATATCGTTTTGATGGTAACTACGAATTTAGTAGTGATTGGTCAACAGGTAAAGAGCGTAGATTTATCGAAGCCTTTCACCATGCTAAAATTGGAAAATTTACAGAAATGCTTTATACTTTTGGCGAAGTTGGCGCGGGTCAAGATATTTATCCGATACCTACTTATTCAAGTGCTTTAAATTGGTGCTATTTAGATGGTGAACAAAGTTATTTTCATAAATCAAACTTACAAAATTCTATTTTCCCAAGTCTTATAATTAGACGCCCTAAGCGATTCGGTTCTAAAAAAGAGGTTGAGGATTTTAAAGACGGTTTAATGAATAACAAAGGCGCCAAAAACGCTGGTAAGGTATTCGTATTGACGGGTGACGGTATGGAAAATACGCCCGAAGTTGTAGTTCCGGGCGCGCAGTCAAACGATAGACTTTTCGAGGGTACAAGCAAAGAGTTAAAAGATAATATTTGCTTTGCACACAAAATTAACCCCGCTATTATGGGCGTAAAAGTTGCGGGTTCTTTGGGGAACGCTCAGGAACTTGAGATGAGTTACGCTATTTTTGAAAAAAACGTGGTATTTCCAATGCGTAAACAACTTGAAAATATGTTTAACGAGCTTTTACAAATTGCAGGCGTTGAAGGAGTTTTCAATATTACTGGTTTCAAAATTATTGGTGAAGAAATTGTCGGGGGTGAGGAAAGTAAAATCAATAAAACTGGTGAATTACTTAACGCAATGTCGCCTTTACTTGCAAACAAAGTACTTGACAATCTTACAATCAATGAAATTAGACGTATTGCGGGACTTGCAGACGTGCCAGACGGCGACCAATTAGCAACCCCTAGCGCACCCGTAAACAATAACACAGAAACTATTGCACCATGATATACTTTGTAACAGAAAACTATTTAAAACAAAAGACACCGATAACGCAAAATGTTAGCGCAACTGACATAATGCCGTTTATTGAGCCGTCGGCAAGTTCATGGATGCAATCAATTTTGGGTACTTACTTTTTCAATGATTTATTGGTAAAATACAACGCTCAAACCTTAAATGGAGATGAAACTATTTTAGTAGAGAAAATTAAGCCCGCTGTTGCTTGGCGTGCAACTGTAGATTGTGTTCTAGGTTTGACTTATCAACTAAAAAATAAG